ATACCTCTGGCTACACCTGAGCGTTTAATGTAATCACCAGCTATAATATTACCAGCTACTACTTCAGGGCCTAGTACAGATATGTCTTCCATCCATGCTCTAAGCTTCTCAGCATCCTGACCACGACCAATAGCATCAACACCTGTAGTAACTTGAGGTCGCACCATACCCTTAGGTAAAACTGGTAGCTTCTTCTGTTTCTCCATACGAGCCATAAGCAGTGTGACTAGCGGTAATTGAAACTCTTGAGACAGTGAAGAATAAATTCCACCCAGAGCATTTTCTAGTTCATTAGCCATGAATCTTATTTCTTCTGCTGTTACTCGTTCACCGTTGCGCTGGATAGCTGTGTTCATTAAGAACGCTAGGCCCAATGCAGCTTCTAGTCTTGTAATTGTATTGGCTGCTACTTGAAAGTCTGCAGATTTTTGGAGCTGTAGTATTGATACATCATCTGCATTGCCAATGATAATATCACCTGATTCCGACTCAGTTATATCAGCTGCTTCAGTTACAGCACTAGGCCGTAACATGAATAGCACCTTAGCTGCTGCTGCACTTCCTTGTACAATTGCTTTCGTTAGGAACTCAAGAGACTGGATGTCACCTTTGTATTCCTCAACGTATCCTCTACCATAATCCTCACCTGATATACCTGTGAAGCGTAGTACTGAGAACGGTGACTTATCTTTAGGAAATATGCCTTCACTTTCAGGGACTAGTACTCCACCTGCTTCTTGAGATATATACCACTTGTTCTTGACTAACTTCACACACGTATACAGTGCTATGATTTTCTCACCATTCTCAGAAGTACTCGAACCAGCTTCGCCACTAACTTCTCCCTGAATTTCTTCGGGAAGGTCCATAACGGATACGTGTTCTTCTGTGATGAGTTCTAGTAAGTCACCCATAGGGTCACGCCTAGCTACGTATCGACCCAGTGGAAAGATTTTCATACCCCCTTTCGGATTCAAGTATGTAGCTACATTACCTGCAACTAGTAGGTGCTTCAGAGCTTCAAATACGGCTGGTCGTATCGCAGAAGTTTCAATCTCTGTCATCACGCTACGTTCCATACTGTTAAATGTTTCTTCTACTTCACCTCGTAATCCCTCTTGACCAGTCAGCTCCTGCAGTACAAAATCATCTACTACAAGTTTAAAGAATGGCGCATTCGGTGGTAGTAATGTTATTAGTAATTTGCTTGCTAAGTTATTAACCCCCCTTGCTCCCAAAGACTGGAACGGCGTTGGTAACATCGTTGAACCACCACTACCTTCTGGTGGTACCAAAGATGGTATCGTTAACACGCTACATGATCTTGCCCGTTGAAGGTATGGATCACGGAAAGTTGTGAGCTTATTATATCTGCTTCTCTTCGTGCCTACTTCTCCTACAGGCATATCATTCATATTTTTCTACCCTAAAATTATTTATTGTTTCTTCTTCTTCGTAGAAGTTATGCTGAGTCCCGATGATGTAAGTTCAGTCTCATCTCCACCAATCAGCAGTGAGTCTCTCACCTTGCTCCCTACCCTAGGTGAACCACTAAACTCATCATCAGCTTTAGTTGCAGCCTCTTTAGCAATCTCTTCACGCCTAGCATTCAGTCGAGCTTCTTCCTTCTCTTCAGCTATCTGACTAGGACTTGGACCTACAGGCCCACCGCCACCACCTCCGCCTCCCATGCACATATTAGTGTCCCTTATTTAATTGATAGACCAGAATTAGTCTCTTCCCTTTCCAGATCTATAGTTAATCCCTTGCGACCTCGCCTTCTTAATGGCTTGGCATTATCTTCAAGCTGCTGGAATCTATCTTCTGGATTCACTAGTGCACCTCGGCGTTCTTCTTCCCGCTCCTTAGCTAGTCTAGCATTCTCTGCTTCCTGAGCTTGCGCTGCCTTACTCGGTCCTCCTCCGCCTCCCATACACATTATAGTATCTCCGTTATTATAGTTCTAGATTGTACTTCATCATATTTAGCTTGTAGTATTTCTGCTACTGTACACTGCCCTTCTCTATACCATAACTCATTAGGCGGTGCATGTAAATTCAATGGTTCTCTAGGAAACATCTTAGCTACTGCAGTAATTATCTCTGGTGTTAGGATCTCCCCAATGTTAACTGTAGCCATTAGTTTTCCTTTAGTTTATATAGTGTTACTACCTTATCCTATACTGTGGGTATAGAGCACAAAAAACCCCTAACTATATGATAGCTAAGGGTTTAGTGCTGTTTCACTTTCTCGATTCTACTTCCACTAATTTGTCTAAGTAGTGCTGTGCCTTGTAAAGATCCACAACACCACCCTTCTCTTTATATCTACTGATGTATTTAATAATGTTACCTTCAAGATAACCAATGTCGTTAGCTATAATGAAATCCCACGGCTGTATAGCCTTCAGGTAGTGGTCACCTCCAACCTGCTTGGAGTCGGCGGGCACTAGATACCTCCTTCTTTAAACTCTTCCGTAATTGCAAAGTCTTCAACTTCCTTGATGAATTGTGGTACGGTTAGAAACCTACCATCAGCTAATACTGTGAAGCACTGTGCTGTTTGCACATCCCAAATCACACGGACCTGCTCCAGTGGTACCTTGTTTTGAAAAGCAACGCACTGTCTAAACTCGGTAATAGAGCTTAGTACCTGAGGCTTTTCCTTGACTACATGATCAGCACGTACTACTTCCATCCATGTTAGGAAGATTAACATTAAGATTGTTACTGATGTTACAAATTTAATTAGCTTTTGGTTGTTCATTGGGACTCCATAGTATTGGTTGCCACAAGGGATAAGTACCGCGATCTACATGACGTAGTATACGCGCTGCCCTTGCTTGTAGTAATGCCTCTTCTTCGGTTAAACCTGCAGCCTCATAGGTACCCACAATCATGGACCACCAGTCAACTGGTGATACACTGTCCAGTAATCTATTAGCCTTGACCTTACCAATACCTCGACACCCTTTGTAACCATCAACAGCATCACCCATCAGAGTCTGCAGCATATGGAATCTATGTGCATGTTCACCTGAGATGTACTGCTCTGCCTTATCGTGCCTTGGGTTAAACAACCAGCCCTGAATGGTTTGCATATCTTTATCTTCCGATATTATTATACGCTTACCTTCATGAGGTTCTGTTGATAGTATACCCATGACATCATCAGCTTCCAAGCCATCCCATAACTCTGAATGGTATGCATCAGCTAGATAATCCTTAACAGCTTGTAGCTGCACGGGCCTAGCTGCTGACACTCGGTTACTCTTATACGATGGTAGGAACTGTCTCCTAAAACCATCTGCTGTTTTACATGATAGACATATAATGACTTCACTCGCCTTGAACTTCTTCACCCATGAGCTAAGCTTCAACTCTACGAGATCCGTAGCCTTACTCAAGTCACCAACTTCAACAGCTAAACCATCTGGAGAATCATCAAACTTAAAATTCCACTGGTTAGCTGCTGCTATTTGGTACGCGAGAATGTCAGCATCAATGAGAAGTGTAGTCTTCTTCATTGGTTTCATACTTCGTCATGAAAGGATATATGTCATACCCCGTGGACCACCAGTACCATTCCTTGCTACCATCAGTGTATGGGCAGTACTCTATGGAACTATAAGTCTCATCATTCATTGCTGCTTCCAGCCCCTGTATTACTATACGTTTCATTTCTGATTCGTCTGACATGCTACCTCCTAGTGTGTGTCTGCCCAGTTGTTACCTACCTTGTATTCACCATCAATCGGAATACGGAAATTGAAGTGTTTACCTGCTTCCTGATATGCTTCAACCTGCATCTTGCCTACTTCATCTGCTATCTCTTCTTCACAATCCCATTGATGCTCATCATGATTCCAGAGTACCTGCTGTGCACGGTGGCTCCAACCTTTTGCTTCTATCTTATTGCGCATGATAACCATAGACTTCTTGGCTAACACTGCACCTGCAGATTGCAGTAGGGTATTCAATGCAGCATGAGCATTACGAATAGGTATGCGCCGTTTATCTAAGCCAACCAAGTAACCATTTTGTAGTGACTTGGCCTTAACTGCTTCGATTAACTTCTTCAGTGCGGGCAGTCCGTTCAAGAATTTCTTCTTCAACCTCCCACCTTCCTTAGCATCCTTACCCACTATGCTACCTATCTTCTCATTACCTGCACCGTAGATGAAGGCGTAGAAGAATGTCTTGGCATTATCACGAGTAGCTAAACCAGCAGCTTGCTGATTAGTTGTGTGAATGTCACCATCCAATACAACTTTACAATACTCCCCATCATCCCATCGTGCCATGAAGTGGGCAAGACATCTACCTTCTACACCAGACTGATCAGCACCAACTAACTTGCGACCACCAGTAGCTGTGAATAATGAGCGACACTCAGTTCCGTAGGCTGAGTACACTGCTGGTACTTGACCCAAGTTTGGCTTCGAGTGTGTGGCTCTACCCGTCACTGCACCATTGGTAATTACTGAGCCATGCATACGACCATTGGTAACGTGGCGCAGCCATGCCTGTGGTGCATTAGCTACTGCAGCTAATCGCTTGTTGATTACCAAGTACTCACGCAGTAACTCTACTTCAGGATAGTCAAGGTCCTTCAGGATCACTTCATCCATCTTAGGTTTACCATCATCACCAATAATTTTTGGTACCCAATTGTACTTAGCCTTGAGCCAGTAGACAATATGGTTACGGTTAGATGCACTGAACTGGGTGTGTGTGACTGCTGTAATCCTAGCATCAGCCATGTACCCCATAGTTTTGTTATCTCGCTTAGGTGCCCATACCCTACTAGGTATATAGAGATCTGTGAACGCTAGGTTTAACTCAGAGACTAACTCCAGCTTACGCTTAGTTAAGTCCGATGCTAGTTGTACTGCTGCATCCGTATTGAATGCTACACCATACCGTTCTTGTGCTGAGATAATAAATCTTACATCATGCTCTAGGTCCAGTGCTTCTTGGGAGTAGTTCTTACCTAGCAACATCTTGTATAGTACACGCGTAACCTCAGTATCCTGCACACAGTAGTCAACCATATCCTTATTTAATATATCCCACTTGGTTGCCTTGCGTTCCTTCTCATCCACAATATTAGTATCACCAGTGTACTCACCCTTGTGACAGCGCAGCCTGTGGCCCCACGCCTCTAGTGAATGTCGGTTAGACAAACGCTTAGGGAAATCTTGTTTGATTACTAGCTTACTATCTGCATCCCAGCGATCAGGAAAAATCAGGCGTGATGCTACTAGTGTATCAAAGCACCTGTGTTCTGGCAGTGTGAACTGTGGGTAGATCTTAGTGAGAGCAGGTAGATCAAAGCCAATTAAGTTATGACCCACGAACAACGTACCTACCTTCTCACCCTCAGCCATCAAGAACTCTATGCCTGTTAGTACTTCACCTGCTTCATACTTTTTAAACTCACCACCATCTGCATCACGAACTACCATGCAGTGAATCGTAGTGAGGTCCTTCAGTAAACCATTTGTTTCTGTATCTATTATATATGTTGTCATGCTATCTCCCTATCGAGTATATGTTATTCAGTTAATTATAGTGCCAGCATCCTCTTCGCTAGTGCTACGTTACAAATCTTCTGTGACATCACCAGTAAATCTTGGTCCGACCACGTAGACTTCGCACAGTTGTAAGCCCATGTAACTACCTGTGTATTATCAAGTGTATAACCTAGCTCAGGTACAACCCTATCTAAGCTGGGGGCATTAGGTTCATTCACACCCTTCACTTTAGGTTCACCCATATAAAAGTATGATAGTGTACGCGGGCATGTACCTTTGCGTATTGCCTCTGTAACCCAAGCTTTAGTAATAGTGAATGGTAAGTTTCTAAGCTTAGCTCTACGCCTAGCATCTAACCATAGTTTATTTGCC